GAGGGGAAGACTACTTATATGGACGTCTGCAAAGACGTCTATGGATGTCTCCGTTCCGGAGACAAACCTCAAAGGCATCACGTCGACCAGACGTGTGTCACTCTGTTCGGTGCATTACCGAACGAGTATCTCCGCCACATCTGCAAAGGTGTGCCGGGACTTTACGCTCCATCCGGTTCCGGATGGAAGTACGGGTCGCAGTTAAATGCGCCCTTTAGGAGATTCCTCTTGGGGAAGCTCTTTTGGTTTAAAGGTTTGAAACAAATCTTTAAAGTACGCCTCTACGCTCTATGTGAGACAGAGGACTCGTGGAACAAGTTATCGAACTTGCTCCAAACTGTGGAGGGCCGCGTGATTGCGGCTCTTCTGTCAATTGGAGATAAAATCTCCTATACGGAGATCGATGCGTTAAACGTATCGATCTGTTCAAATTTATTGAACAATCCTACCTATCACAGGAGGATGAAATCTTACCTGAAACAGGTAAGAAAAGCTGTACTCAGCGACGGGGCCCTGCCAAGGGCCTCGAATGATCTTTCGTGCCTTTATAGGCTCGTAAAGAAAGCTCTCGATTGTAGTAATCGAGATGAACGGGCATATAGGATTGCGACTTTATGCCAAACTCGTGCGGGTGGGATTCCCACGCCGCAAGAACGATTGATTTCCGCCAAACAGTGGGTGGAAACCATCACCGAGTCCCTTGATCAGGGGCCGGAATATGCACTCGATCCACTCGAGCTTGCATTAAATGGGATCAAAATCGATCCCAAATCCGTACAGGCACACATGCGTGTGTCCGTCAGCACGTCGGCCTGTCTTGAGACAAGCCGAGCAAAGGGCGGCAAGCTTAGTCACGCCGCCAGGCTCCTTGCGGATTTCCCGCAGGTAGCAAGGATTGATCTGGAAACAGGTCAATATACTGACGATATAATCGTCTCACGGGAAAGTGCCGGTGAAGCACTATTCCATCTGTCACTCGCAGCAATGCGAGATGACTTTCAGGACGGGATGACCGTAAGGGCATCCGTTGTAAATGAACCCGGCGCGAAGGCGCGGGTAATCACTGCCGACAGTTTCTATCATTCGGTAGTTTTAGGGCCATGGTCACATGCATGGCTCTATATTCTAAAGGACTTCCCCGCAGCAAGGGCGGGAGTCTCCGAAGGTCGCCACGGCTGGACCTTCATCCGTTCTATAACGGCTTCCAGGCCAGATTTGGCCTGGGTATTTGACGCAACAAACGAACGCCGTTTGCATGCGATATCTACTGATCTATCAGAAGCGACAGATCACTTATTTTGGTCGGCAGCGCGCGCGTTGCTCGATATGGCAAACCGGGCTCTCCGGTTTCCATCTTGGTATGCGGACCTCGTGAAGAGGTCGTTAACTGACCCGCGGAACGTAACGTTCCGCGATGGAGCATTTGCCTGGAAAGGCAAATCTACAAATGGTATCTTTATGGGAGACACCGGATGTAAAGTACTGCTAACGATGTCAAATCTGTTAGCAGTGGTTAATATGTCCCTCTCAGGAGATATCGCTAGTGCGATCGTTGGTGATGATCACACTAGTATTACTCGCGACCCGGATCGGTCGCTTGAGGTTTACCGCCGTACTCTCACGAGTATGGGGTACGTCTTGTCAGAAGACGATACTTTCATATCGGATAGATATGGATTTTATGCAGAGGAATTGTATACCATTCCCTCTGACAACAGGCGCACGGTTGATGCGCTTATAAGGAGAACCGCCGCTGGCGATCTTCCCTATATAGACGTACCGAAAGTACGTCTACTTATGGACTTACGGAAAGACCGTAAGGACTTTTCTTCCACACGCTGCGGAAGAATATACCAATTCGGTCGTGAGATCGAATACAACATGAGACCGACACGATATCTCGGCCTCTTCTACATGGCATCCTGGATTCAGGATGCATGTCTCGACCTCCGGCATTGTCCGGAGTTCGGATATTTCCCGCGAACGCTAGTGTCCGCAGGGAAGCCGATCCTGTTCGACAACGAACAGAATTTCTCAGAGTACCTGACTCTGCATAAGCGTGGCCGTTTAAAGAACCGCTACGCTTATTTGATGAAAGGCGCCTTAACAGGCGACCTAAAGGAAAGAATCATTCCGAGATTCTTTACCAAAACAGGGGAGCACCATCTACAGGTGGTCCAGAATGTTGAACTTCCTGAGGGAGTTCAAGAACATCTTCTATTCCAAACGAGGAAGAAGAAGTGGTATCAGCCCTGGATAGTGGGCCGAATACAAAAATATATAATCTCGGATATCGAGATTAAATCAAAGCTCAATCAACTATCTGAGCTTTTTAACGAGACGCCGGAAATGGTTCCGGCAACTGTGGAAAACGTAGCCACCGGTTCGGTGGATATGAGTGAGGAACTCTGTAAAGAGTTCACGAAAGCATGGAGAGAAAACTCCATGCTGTTCGCAAGACATACTACTATGTCATGGTATCTAAGAGAACCCGTTGAACGGATCTTAGATTTAAAGCACCCTCTTGGTGTTTCAATCCCAATCACCTGGACAGGTGGTAGGAAAGAAGGTATCCCCGCAGAGCGGATGCTTGAAAGAGATCGAGAAGCTTTACAGCTTCTTGAATGGGTAATCAGCGGTCCGGATGATAGCGTCCCGCCGTCTGAATTATTGCCCGATGATTTGACAATATTGGAATCCCCCGCACTGAGACGAGCGGGGGATGCGTACGTAGTCACAGCTGATTGGAAGCTGTGCAAATATTTAGCCTCCATAAATTGGAGGTTAAATTTATTCGTCATTCCACCGAAAAGATGGATTGAAAGCCAATACTCATCAGATGGTATTGGGATATCGACAGCCGATGATCGGCTGATCGTTGATCAAGGGTCAGTCGACGCATATGTCGACACCCTAACTGACGCAGAGATTGATATACTCTGTGACAGTCCAGCGATTCCCCTGACACGGGGAGATCTGAGGTTGGCACGCGGTGCGCATGCCAACATACCGAGGGAAATCCGGGAAGCCGGACCCCTATAGCTGTTAGACAGCCAGTCGCCGGGTCGCAAGACCCAACAAATTACGGGGTGCGCAGAAATGCACACCCGCCCGGAACCCGTGAGGGGTCCGAGCAATTGGTTGCATATATTCCAGACAGTTGATCGAGGATCACCAGCATGCTGCTGATCCCCGAATCTGCCGATGGGATGCAACCGGT